ATATAGAGGTGTTAAAGTTTTAGGTACAAATATATTATTAAGATGGGAGTTATGTCCTAATATGACTAGACCTTTTGCTGATACTACAAAAGTAGAAATGAATTATGCAATATGCGCTCCTAGAATATATAAAGGTCGTATTGATTCTACAGTTGGTAGAATAACTGGTTTTGCAGATATGATTCAAATAACTCATCTTAAATTACAACAAGTAATAGCTAGAATGGTACCAGACGGTGTGTTCTTAGATATGGATGGTTTAGCAGAAGTTGATTTAGGCAATGGAACAAACTATAATCCAGCAGAAGCATTGAATATGTATTTTCAAACAGGTTCTGTTGGTGAACTAAATAGAGGTAAAGTACCTGTTCAAGAATTAACCACAGGATCTGGTCAAGCTAAAATACAAAGTTTAATATCTACGTATAATTATTATTTACAAATGATACGTGATGTAACCGGACTTAATGAAGCTAGAGATGGTAGCACGCCAGACAAAAGCACTTTAGTTGGTTTACAAAAACTAGCGGCTCAAGCTTCAAATATAGCAACAAAACATATTAATAACGCTAGCTTATATTTAACATTAAGAATATGTGAAAATATATCTAAAAAAGTTAATGACATGTTAGATTATCCTCTAACTGCTAACGTATTAAAACAAAGTATATCTGTATTTAATACTGAAACATTAAGAGGTTTAGAGCAAATCAATTTACATGACTTTGGTATATTTTTAGATCTTGAACCAGACGAAGAAGAAAAAGCAATGTTAGAACAAAACATACAAGTTGCTTTATCAAGTGGTGGTATTGATTTAGAAGACGCAATAGAAATACGTCAAATACGTAATTTAAAATTAGCTAATCAAATGCTAAAAATGAAACGTAAACGTAAGTTACAACGTGAAAGACAGATGCAAGCTGAAATGTCTCAACAACAAGCACAGGCAAACGCTCAAGCTAGCCAAGCAGCAGCAGAAGCTGAAGTACAAAAGCAACAAGCTTTAACATCTGAAAAAGTAAACTTTGAACAAGCTAAGTCTCAGTTTGAAATACAACGTATGCAAGCAGAAGCTGAAATAAAAAGACAACTAATGTCAGAAGAGTTTAATTATCAAGTTCAATTAGAACAAATGAAAACTCAAAGAGAAACTAAACGTGAACAACAAATAGAAGATCGTAAAGACAAAAGAACAAGAATAGCAGGTACACAACAAAGTGCTATGATATCTCAAAGACAAAATGATTTATTACCTACTGATTTTGAAAAACAAGGACAAATGGAAGATCAGTTTCCAATTGTTTAATTATTAATTATTTAATTATATTATATTATGGCTGAAGAAGCAAAAGAACCTGTTAAACAGGAAGGTGACTTTAAAATAAAGTCAAAACCAAAAAGTAAAAAACCAAAACAACTAACTAAATCTGATAAAGAAGTAGCTAAAATTGATTTATCTAAACCAGAAGCACAAGGTGAAATACAACCAGCAGTTGCTAAAATTGATTTAACTAAAGAACCAGAAAAAGTTGTAGAAGAAAAACCAGTTGTTGAAATTAAAGAAGAAACTATTACTGAAGCTAAAGAAGAATCTTTTACTGAAATCATTGAAGAAGTAAATGAAAAACCTAAAGAAGTTAAAGTACAAGAAAAAGAACCTTTAATTGAAACTCCTAAGTTACCAGAAAACGTTGAAAAACTGGTTAAATTTATGGAGGACACAGGCGGTACTGTATCTGATTACGTAGAATTAAATAAAGATTACAGTTCTTTAAATGATAAAGAAGTATTACAAGAATACTATAAAAAAACTAAACCACATCTAGACAGTGAAGATATAAGTCTATTATTAGAAGATTATCAATACGATGAAGATTTAGATGAGGCAAAAGATATACGAAGAAAAAAACTAGCTTATAAAGAAGCTGTTGCTCATGCTAAAAACGATCTAAATAAATTAAAAGATCAATACTATGCTGAGATAAAAAACAGACCTGGAGCTAATCCAGAACAGCAAAAAGCTACAGATTTTTTTAATCGTTACAACAAACAGCAAGAAACTATAAAGCAGTCACAGGAAATTTTCCAAAAACGTACTAATGATTTGTTCGGATCAGAATTCAAAGGTTTTGATTATTCTGTAGGAGACAAAAATTTTAGATACAAGGTAAAAGACCCAAGACGTGTTGCAGAAGCTCAAGGTAATATTGAAAACTTTGTCAATAAATTTATTGATAATAATGGAAATATTTCTGATACAGCTGGTTATCACAAAGCTTTATATGCTGCGATGAATGCGGACAAGCTAGCTTCTCATTTTTATGAGCAAGGTAAAGCAGATGGTGTTAAAGCTATCGTTAAACAATCGAAAAATCCGGCTACAGACACACCAAGGCAGGTTGCCACTGGAGATGTTTTTGTGGGTGGAATGAAGGTAAAGTCTATTAGTGGATCTGATTCATCAAAATTGAAAATAAAAAAACGAACATTTAACAATTAAAATTTAGAAAAAATGGCTTTAAACCCACAATTTGGTACTATAATACCAAGTCAACAACAAGAGCTTTTACAATCTAACTATTTACAGTGGACAGATGCTGGAGCTGCTAACTTTGCGGATTTCGCACAGCAGTATTTACCAGAAATTTATGAAGCTGAAGTTGAAAGATATGGTAACAGAACCTTATCTGGATTCTTAAGAATGGTTGGAGCAGAGCTTCCAATGACAAGTGACCAAGTAATTTGGTCAGAACAAAACAGATTACACATTGCTTATGATGTACCAGCTGCTAACGTAGTTGCAGGACCTCCAACAGTATTAACACTGCCAGGAACTGTAACAAACGTTGTATCAGCTAGAGCTACAGTAGTTATCTTAGATAACTTTGGTGGTGAAGTAAAATGTTTAGTAGTAGCTTCTACACCTGGTGTAGGTGGTACTATAACAGTTGAACCTTACACGTCTACTTGGGCTGCTGCTGGATTAGTAGGAGATCTTAAGATATTCGTATACGGTTCTGAATATGCTAAAGGATCAGTTACTTTAAACAGTAACGGTGGTGCTTCTACATTAGCGAACAATGAGTACGTAAGTGTTGAACCTGCTTTCACACAATTTAGTAACAACCCTATCATCATCAGAAACAAATACACAGTAAATGGATCTGATACAGCTCAAATCGGTTGGGTAGAAGTTGCTACTGAAGATGGAACTGGTGGATACCTTTGGTATTTAAAATCTGAGTCTGAAACAAGATTAAGATTTGAAGATTACCTAGAAATGATGTGTGTTGAATCAGAAGTTACAGCAGCAGGTTCTGCAGTTGCTTTAGGTGCTTCAGGCGCTATAGGTTCTCAAGGTTTATTTGCAGCTATCGAAGATAGAGGTAATGTACAAGTTGGATTCTCTGCTGCTACAGGTATTGGAGATTTCGATGGTATCCTTAGAAACTTAGATACACAAGGTGCAATTGAAGAAAACATGTTATTCTTAGACAGATCTACGGCTCTTGACTTTGATGATATGCTTGCAGGAATTTCTGCAGGATTCAACGGTGGTACTGCATTTGGATTATTTGAAAACTCAGAAGAAATGGCTTTAAACTTAGGTTTCAGTGGTTTCAGAAGAGGTTCTTATGACTTCTACAAAACTGATTGGAAATACTTAAACGACGCTTCAACGCGTGGTGGTATGACTGGACCTCAGTCTATTGAAGGAGTATTAATTCCTGCAGGAACAACAACTGTTTACGATCAAATTTTAGGAACTAACATCAGAAGACCTTTCTTACACGTAAGATATAGAGCTTCACAAACTGATGATAGAAGAATGAAATCATGGTTAACAGGTTCTGTTGGTGGTGCATTTACTTCAACTCTTGACGCTATGGAAGTTAACTTCCTATCTGAAAGATGTTTAGTAACTCAAGCTGCTAACAACTTTGTATTATTCAAAGGAGTGTAATTACTCAATATTAATAACTATCCCTGTCTTCGGGCAGGGGTAATTATTATTTTTATAAACTATTTAATTATATTATATTATGGCTAAAAAAGCTAAAGCAGAAGAAGTTGTTGAGGTTGCTCCTCAAGAGGTTGTAGTAAAACCTACACCTGCAAAGCCAGTTAAAAAACAAGATAACTGGGAAATAAAAGATAGAACTTATTTACTTAAAGGAAGTAAATCACCTTTAACTTTTACAATACCAAGCAAACACACAGCAAGGCATCCAATGTTATGGTTCGATAATAAGAAAAATGAACAGAGAGAACTAAGATATGCTACAAATATGAATAGTCCATTTCGTGATGAACAAAAAGGCGAAGTAACATTAGGACACATTACGTTTGTTGATGGAACATTAAGTGTTCCAAAAGAAAAAACAGCTTTGCAAAAGTTGTTATCTATATATCACCCAATGAAAGATCTTAAATATACTGAACATAAACCTGTTAGTATAGCACAAGATGAACTTGAAGATATTGAATGGGAAATCGAAGCGTTGAACATTGCTAGAGATATGGATATTGATTTAGCAGAAGCAATTGTAAGAGTAGAATATGGTTCCAAAGTAAATAAAATGTCTTCAAAAGAATTAAGAAGAGACTTATTATTACTTGCTAAAAAGAATGCTAGATTGTTTATGTCTCTTGCTGCTGATGAAAACGTGCAGTTAAGAAACTTTGCAATTAATGCAGTAGAACATAACATTATAAGAATATCACCAGACCAAAGATCAATTCACTGGACTAGTAATGATAGAAAATTAATGACTGTTCCATTTGATGAAAACCCTTATTCAGCTATCGCTGCGTGGTTTAAAACAGATGAAGGAGTAGAAGTATTTAAGTCAATAGAAAAAAGACTAAAATAATAATAACAAGGGCGGATTCGTCCGCCTTTTTATTAAAACACAAATATAATGGTAAACGTTAACACAGTATATCAAACGGTATTATTAATCCTTAATCAACAACAAAGAGGTTATATAACTCCTGATGAATTTAATAAAATTGCTACGCAAGCACAACTTACTATGTTTGAGGCTTATGCTAGCGATTTAAATCAACAATATCGTTTACCGAGTAATGATACAGAGTATTCAGACAGAGTAAAAAACATTGAACAAAAATTACAATTTTTTCAAAGAAACACTGTAATACCTTATAATGCGATTAATTCTAATTTTCCTTTATTAGACACTGTTGATCCTAATCAAGCAGTTGTTGTAGGAACTTCAAACGTTTTATATAGATTAGGCTCTGTATTTTATAAAGACACAGATCTTGGGCAATACGTTCAACCTAATGAGTTAAGACAATTATTACTTTCCCCTTTAACTCAACCTACAGAAAACTTTCCAATATATACTTACGTAGAAAACGTAGTTAAAGTATATCCTAACACTATAAACAATGATATATCTATATCATATTTAAAAAAACCTAACAATGTTGTTTGGGGTTTTACAACTAATACTGTAGGTGCTTTTATATATGCGGTAGGTACTTCAGTTCAATTCGAATTAGACGTTACTGATCAAGATGAATTAATAATGAGAATACTTGCTTACGCGGGTGTTATAATACAAGATCCAACTATCATACAAACAGCTTCACAAGCTGTAGCTACTGTAGATGCAAACGAAAAAAGTTAATAAGATATGGCAATACCAAATGGTGGATTAATCACCGAAACAAATCAACAATATTACGCGGGCGCGCAGGGTTTTACAGTAACAGATATTGCAGGGCAAAGTAACTTTACATTTACTTTTAATACTGACTTAATATTAGGTGATCCTAATCCTGCTAACATTGATTATGCTTTAAATAATTTTAAATTATACTCTAGCGCAGATGGCATAAATTACATAGAATATGTATTAGCCTATACTTTAGATAGAAACGTAATTTCTTTAGCAGCTCCATTAGCTCAAAATAAAATATTAGTATGTCAGTTAAAAACAATTGATGGTGGTAGTTTTGGTAATAGAGACGCTTATGGCGTTACTACAGAACAAAACTATGGTAGTTATAGTTACGTTACATTAAAAGATGTAGTAAATAATTTTATAGTTGGTTTTGTTGGAAAAGATAAATTAATACCAGACGCTAAAAGAACTGATATAATATTTCACGCTAAACGTGGTTTACAAGAGTTTAGTTACGATACTTTAAAGTCTGTTAAATCTCAAGAGTTAAATATACCACCAAGTTTAAGTGTTATATTACCTCAGGATTATGTTAATTATGTTAGAGTTTCAAGAATAGATGCTTTAGGTGTTAAAAGAATTATATATCCTGCTAACAACTTAACAATCTCTCCTTATGAAAATCCATTACAAGATTCAGCAGGTTCTCCAACTCAAGATAACTTTGGTGAAAACACCGAAGGAACTTCATTAACAGAAATGAAATGGAAAAGAGGTAATAGTAATTTAATAAATGGATTACCATCTTTCGGTCTTTATAATGAAGGATTAGATTGGGCTGGATATAACTGGGGCTTTGGAGGTTACTGGTATTGGGGTTGGGGAGAACAATACGGAATGTCACCACAATACGCTCAATACAACGGTTGGTTTAATATGAACGAAAGAGAAGGTAAAATGTCTTTTTCAAGTAACTTAGTAGGTGGTTTAATAGTGTTAGAGTATATCTCTGATGGTCTTGCTTATGATTTAGATAGTAGAATACCAAAATTAGCAGAAGACGCTTTATATGCTTATATTTCTCATGCTATAATTTCCACTAGAATTAATCAACCTGAATACATTGTACAAAGATTACGCCAAGAAAAAAGTGCTAAATTAAGAAATGCTAAAATAAGATTATCAAACATTAAACTTGATGAAATAGTTCAAGTAATGAGAGGTAAATCTAAATGGATAAAACGATAACACATGCCACAAATTACTAATACGTTTCTAAAGTCTAAAATGAATAAAGACTTAGATTCTAGAATATTACCAAATGGCGAATATAGAGATGCTAGAAATTTACAAATAAGTAGATCTCAAGGATCAGAAGTAGGAGAATTTGAGAACATATTAGGTAACACGCAGTT